GTAAGCTGAACCGTCAGCAGCTATGTAGTAGGGGTATCCGTTCTTCATCCCCGAATATACCCCGATATGCCCCTGCATCCAGACCAACGCTCCGATGGGTGCTTTTTCGATGGTGGAAATGGGGTTGATTTTGGTTGCCCTTGCCTTCCACTGGCCCGAACCGAGCGTCACGCCACACGCCCACGAAATCAGTCCGCTGCAATCCACGCAGACCTTGCCGATTTTCTCCCTGTCACTCAGCCAGACCATTTTCCCGTAGGTATTTTTCAGAAATTTATAGTTCTGCTCCGTCATAACCTTGCCCTTCATGCCGTAAACATAGGGCGTGCCGATTTTGGAGCGGCAGAAGGCTACCAGCTCCTTGCCTGTCATTCTTTTCGCCATATAATCACCCCTTTACAAGCTCTCTGACCGTTTTGTTTTCCTTCAGCAGCTTTCGCATTTCCTCCAGTGCCTCATCCACCCACAGGGAGAAGGTGTCGAAGGATACCGCCATAGCCAATGCAGGGAACCGCTGGATAAATAAATCGTAGGTCTGCCGCAGCTTCAGCTTCCCTGTGCCGCTCCCCAGCTCCGCCTCTGCCTGCGTGACCGCCCACAGCAGCCATTCCTTGACTCTTTCCCTCTGCTCGGATGTTGGCATTTTCAGAAAACGCCCGATGCACACACCGACCATCCCTGCAACCGCCATCAACGCAACCACCAAATACCAATTTTCCATTAAAAACATCATTCTTGCTCCCTTCCTTCCGCTCGCCGTTTCCTGCGTTCCTCCGCCCTGCGTTCTGCCTGCTCCACGCCCTTATCATACAGCTTCATCAGACCGCAGATACCCAACTCCGTACCGAACAGCAACAGTGCGGACGATACGATGGATGAAATGTCAACGCAGAAGCACGCCAAGATAATACCCACAACAACAACGCCCACACAAAACGACAGGGACAAAACCACAATCGTTGTCATGGTATCGTTATTGATTTTAAAACGAATTCGTCTGCGTTTTCTCATCATAAACCGCCGCCATTCAGCAGAAACCCGATTGCCGCACCGACAACCACCGCAATCGCCTTATCAATCAGCCCATCCCAACGCTTTGCCGGCTTAGAGACCAGCTGCTTCACATCGTCCTTGATTTCCCCGACATCCGTTTTGATATGCTCCTGCTCGTTTTGCAGGACCGAAAACGCATTTGTCAGCTCCTCAAGATTGTCCTGCCGCTTCTCCATGCGGTCAATGCGCTTGTGTGCGCTTTTCGTGCTGTCCAGTGCCTCCTGCACCATTTTTTCTATTGCTTCCATGCTGTCATCCCCTTTCTCAACTCTGCACCTGTGCCGCTGTAACATGGTGCGGATTGTTAAAATCATTCAAATGCTGTTGGAGCAGTGTCATAACCGATGCCGCATTGATGTACGCAGAGGACGCAAGCGAACCGCTTTTCACGCCACTGGTAACGGATGCCGCAAGCGTGGGAATGAAATCCCCCAGCTCCACCTCATTGTACTGCTCCAGAAGGCAATCCCATTCATAGGAAATAACCTTCGCCTGCTTCCGAAATCCCATTTTTGTATTGATAACCGTCACCATATCCCCCAGAAAGACCTCCTCCAGAACGGCATACTCCCGATACTCCACCGTCTTTTCCAGTGCCACAAAGTCCACCTTGATGTTAATGCTCGGAATATCGCAACCCTCATCCAGCAGCTTTTGCGCCTCTGCCTGCACCTCGGAAATGCTCTTATTTTCCTCTGTCAGCGTATGGATTTTCGGGTAGATATAATCGCCCAGATGGGGGCTTTCGAGCGTTACACTGCCGTTCTTGCCGTAGCAGATAATGCGCGTCTTGACCTCCGATTCATCCTCCGTCACCTCAAGCCCGACAAGGTTTTTGCCATAGCGGATGGAAACGCCCCTGTCCTGCCCCAGAGCCGCCTTGACGGACACCCGAAAGCCATCCCGCAGCAGCTCGCCGCCGTAGCCCTTGACAAACGAGGTTGCTTCGTCATCATCCGACAGTAACGCCTGTACGGGATTCATACGCCCTGTTGTGAGCGTCCCTGTCAGCGAAATATCCGTATCAAAGGAAAAGGGCATGGGGTACGCAAACGCCGCCTGCATGGCTGCCAGAGCCGCCGTAGCCGTACCGCTGTGGCTGATTGGTTCGCACTGGTTGTCCAGTAAATCATAAAAAATATGCCGCGCGTTGACCGCAATCTCCTTCATGCTCGGCTTGACGTAATAAATGCGGAATGGCTGCATCCCTCTTGGCGTGGAGGCGTAGAGAATCCGCCCCCGTTCAATGCGTTTCCACTTGCCGCCCTCGTCATACGGGTGCTTCAGCTCCAGTTCATACGCCCCGTTCAATTCCTCCGTCACAATACAAGAGCCGGGAACCAATGTCCCCAGCCCGATTGTGTCAAATGCCTGTGCCGTTTTTTCGTGTATGGTAATCATAGCATCACCCCATCATGCCGACCAATTCCTGATACTGCTCCTCTGTGATTCTGTTCGCCATGAGGAATACGTCCATTTTATTCAACATGTCCTCCTTGTTGTAAGCCCCTCTTTCAATCAGCTTTTTCAGTCTTGCGTATGTCATAATATCTACTCCTTTCAAATCTCTAATTCCTTCATGCAGACCAAATAGTCTACATTGATTGCAGTGTCTAAAATTGCCTGTTCGGTTTCGGATAGGGGCGGTTCGGGGGTGGGTTCGGGTTCGGGTGGTGTGTATTCCGAAAATGTACCTGTTTCAGAATCATAAATCATGCCAAGGGTAACGGCATCGTCACAAGGAATAGCAGTCACAGGGTTGCCCGATGGGTCGGGTGGATAGTAGGGTTCTACTTCTTGGTTTTTCAGAACGTCAATCACTCTGTTTTGTAAAATCATTGCATAGTTTTTCACATTTCCACCTCCTTACCATTCGATAATAACAATGCCGTCTCCACCGTTGCCAGCTTTACTATAACTACTGGAACTATTCCCTACACGCTGCGCACGACCACCGCCGCCGGCACCTGTTCCTCCGTTGGTAGCATCCTTACCAATGGTATACTTGCCATTGGTACCACCATCTCCACCATTTCCAAAGCACGCACCTCCGCCCTGACCGCCAGTACTACCAGAACTTCCACCACTACTAGTACCCTGAAGACCAGCAATCGCAAATACGGTATCCTCTCCTCCCTTTGTGCCTTTATGTATTCGCGTATTGTCACCACCTTTAAAACCTCCACTAATCGTAATCAGATTCCCAATTATTGTTGTGCCACCATCGGTAGCCTCTATTTCTGGATCGTTATTAGCATCTTGCCCAAGACCACCTTTTCCGACAGTAATCGGTATAACTGCATTCGGCTCAACACTAAAAGCTCTTTTTACAATATAGTCAGCTCCCCAACCTCCGCTTGTACCTTTGCCACCGCCACCACCTCCACAGGCTGTAATCAAAATCTTATGCACACTGGCAGGAACGGTAAACGTGCCATCCTCGGTAAAGGTTTGTGTGCCGTGTGCAGGAAGCATCTTATCCAATGGCAAAAACCCACTTGTCTCAATCGTACTATTCAAATACGCCTTAATTCCCTTCTGCAAGCTGGATTCTACGTCCCCGCGCTGTGCCAGCATTTCCAGAATCCCCCAGAAGGTATCCACACCGTACTCTGCCGCCTTATCCCCCGGCTCACCAAAGGTTGTGGCAATCTTGTGCATGGTATCCAGTGCGTCTTGAATCTCCTGAAACAGCACCACCAGAACGCCGTATTCGTTCTCGCTTTCCACCGCGTCCGTCCAAGGAATCGCCGCCGATACATAGATTTCAAACACCTGCGTAGACAAAACCTCGCCGCCTGCATTCCAGACGGAAATCTGCGCCTCGACTGCCTTTGCCTCGGAAAGAATCTCATTCGTCAGGGCAAATTGGCATCTGCCCGCAGCCGCATCTGTCACTTCCCCCTGATTAAAAAATGTGCTGCTGTCCGCCTTTCTGAATGTGATACGCACCTGCTCACCCGTCAGATTGATTGGCACACCGTTTTCATACAGGCACACATCCAGATATCTGGATTTTGTATCATTCTGCACAGGGCGAATCCCGATGCTGTTCGGCTTCTTATTTACATCCAACTCCAGCCGATTATACGTTTTTGCCATTTTTCTCACTCCTTCCAAAAAATCTGCATCAAAAAAGCACATCCGTTTTATTTTCAGATGCACCTTTCTTGACAGAATATCTTTCTTTTGTTATCATAAGCATAAGAAAAGGATTACCGCTTTTGGTAGGGCGGTCAGTCCTAAGTTAAGGTTTCAGACCGTCTAACTCTTGTTAGGCGGTCATTTTTTATCATTTCTTATGCAGAAAGCATAAGGTGATAACTCCAATGATTACTAAGCTATATTGAAATAAATCAGTATATGTAACCATAGATATCACCCCCTTTTCAGAGAGTGACTGAACCGCCAAGCGATAATCCTCGCTTACAGCATACCATAAATTTCATTTTTCGACAACTACAGCCATCTCCAGCGGGGCTGTATTTTTATTTTGCTGACATTCCCCGTCCAGCGGATTTCGTTCTGCCCGACCTCAAATCTCGGGAACTCCGCACCGCCGTATTTGCCGTTCTGGTTGGTGTTACCCTTGAACACCTCCATCATTTCGCTGTCAATCGTAATGCTTTCCTGCACGTTCCGCAGCGGGTAGGAATTGCCGTTGATGTTCAGCGTAATATCCCCGTTTCCGTAAACCGTAATGAGCGGTTCACTGTATACTGTGCCACTGTTGCGGATGGTGGTCGGGGCAATCAGCTCCAAAGCATCCCCTGCGGCATTGACACTGTATTTGAAGGGCTCAACATCAAACTGCACTAGAAAATCATTGATATTTTTCAGGATACTGCCGAACTCAATCTGATTTTTGATGTATGCACGATACACCTTATCGGGTTCACTGGAAAAAATGACCTCTCCGAACCCCGTCAGCCAACCGCAGACCTCGTCAATCTGACTTCTGTCCATCACATGACATTCGGCATCCTTGGTATAGTTCTGGTATGTCTTTTCGTCCTCATGCAAAACACCGTTCCTGCCGCTGACTTTGATTTCGTTTATCTTCCTCTGCGGAATGAAAATAGAGGGTGCTTTCAGCATCACAACGCCCATATCCAGTGAATTGACACCATTCCAGATAAAATATTGATACATTAAACCGCACCCCCTACCGCACTTACTCGCCGTTTTCTGTAAAATTCCATTTCACGCATGAAATCCTCTGTGGTTCTTTCGTCTTTGTTTTCAACAGTGCCGATATATACGTTGAAATTTTCTGTTTTCGCTACCGTTTCGCCTCTGCGGTATCTGTCCGCCTCCGGCTGTGTCAGCACCCGTTCGCCCTTATGCAAAATCGCTCGGTATCCATCAAACGGCACCTCTCGCAGACCTGTTCTGTGACTACCGTCCGAACCGCCATCGCCCATGCCTGCCTCGTCCTTCGCCGCCTTAATGGCATCCCGAATTGCCTTCACAATGGCATTTACAATACTGCTTTTGCCGTCCTTGATACCATCTGCAACGCCGTCTGTAAGAGCTTTCCCGACATCGTTGAAATCCTCCGCGTAGCTTTTCGCCTGCTCCACAGCGTTCATTGCCAGTTCTTCCATTTCCTCAGAATAGAACTGCTGTGCCGCTTCATTCGCCAAGCGTCGCTTTTCCTCGAATTTCTCGACATATTCCTCAAATTTTCCGACCTCGAGCCTGTCCAGTTTCTCCGTAAAATCAAGCGCATCCTCAATATTCATATCCGCAATCTCGGAAAGCAGTCCGCTGGAAAGACCTTTCTCCTTCAGCTTTTCAATCTGTTCGTTATACTGCTGAATTTTCTTGATGCTTTCATCCAGATCTGTCAGCTTGAAAATTTCTTTTTCGCTGTTCTCGTCCTGCACTCTGGTAAACAGCTCGCCGTAATCAAACAGCTTGTCGCTCAGACTGGATTCCTTCTGCTCGATGGCAGAAAGCTCGGATTCATATTTCTGCTTAAATTCCTGCAAAGCCGTCAGGCGTTCCTGTAATTTCTGCTGTTCTGCCGTCCGCGCCGCTTCCAGCTGCTTTTTATTCCAATCCTTTTCCAGTTTGGCAATTTCGTCGAGAATAGATTTTCTGTTTTTCGGCTCCGCTTTTTTCAGCTCCGCCTGTTTCTTTGCAAGATTTTCCTTATACTGCGCCAGTTCCTCTTTGGCGCGCTCGTCCTCTGCCTCCTTCTGGATTCTGGAAATTTCAGCATTTACCGCGTCAATCTCATCCGCAATCGCGGTTTTGATTTTCTCCGCCGTACTCTTTACTGTTTCCGCCGGAATGGTATCCATTTCCCCTGTAATGACAGCTTTGATTTTTCTGATTGCAGCTCTTGCCGCTTTAGCAACAACATTGTCCTTCTCGAATCTGATTGCGAGCCCCTGCATCACAAAACCGCAGATTTTTTCAGACCATTTCGAAGGAGAGTGGGTATCGAAGCCATCCTTACCCGTGAACCAACTCTTGATTTTATCGACTACGCCTTTTACTTTACCTTTCAGCCAGCCGACCTTATCATTGATACCATTCCACAGCCCCATCAGGACGTTTTTGCCGATGCTCACAAAATCAGAAACCTTACCACTGAACCACGAAACCAGTTCACTCCATGCCGCCCTGATATCACTCACAGCATTTTTATAGTAAGCAATCCCACTCTGGAACACGCCGATGATTGTATTGATTGCGGCATTGACCTTATTTCCGACCGCATCAAAAACGGCGTTGACCTTATTTCTGAATTCCTCGGAAGTATTATAGGCATGAATCAGCTTCAGCACCAATGCCGTAATAACCGCAATCACAATCGTTACAGGCCCACCAATAGCGGCAATCGCAATCTTGACCGCACCCAGAGCCGTAGCCACCGCAGGGGCAACCGTCATGATTGTGCCGACAGCGGTAATCAGTTGACCGATGATAATTATCACAGGCCCCAATGCTGCCAGGATCGCCATAACGGCAACAATAACCGTCTGCGTAGCAGGAGACAGATTGCTGAACCGCTCTGTTAGGGATTTCACTGTTTCCGCAAGCTGTTCCAATAATGGCGCAATCGCCTCCAGTGCCGCCGAACCAAGCTCTATGCCTGCGTTCTTCACTGCATTCAAGCTTTCCTGTGCCTTTGCGCTTGGCGTACTGAGTGTTTCAAGGGCATCGGCTACATTCCCTGTGGAATCCTGCATATTCCCCAATTCATCATTGAAAGCACCTACACCGGACGAAAGAATAGACAATGCACCTGTACCGGCTTCACTGGAACTCCATAAGCCTGCCAGAGCCTCAGAATCACCGTTTACGCTGTCGTTCAGAATACCGAGAACATCCCCAAGGCTCATGCCGTCATTCATAAGCTGTCCGAAGGATTTTCCCGTTTTGCTTTTCAGAATCTCGCCCACATCAGAACCGGAATCCCCCAATTCATTCAGCATGCTTTTCAGATATGTGCCTGCCTGCGCTGTGGCGACACCGTTTTTTGTCAACTGTGCATACGATGCGGCAAGGTTTTCAATATTTACCCCATAAGCAGATGCCAGAGGAATGACCTGCCCCATGCTCTGGGATAGCTCATTTACCGTTGTCTTACCATCATTCTGTGTCTGAATCAGAATATCAGATAACCTTCCGGCATCTGATGCCTCCAGACCGTACGCGTTAATAATAGTGGTTAATACGTCAACAGCATCCGCCGTTTCCAGAAAGCCTGCTTTGGCAAGACCAACCGATGTGCCGACAAAAGAAACAGCATCAGCAGTATCTACAGATGCCGAAATTGCCTGATAGGTTGCATCGGCAATCTCGCCTGCACCTCTGCCTGTCTCTGTAGATAATTGCAGCATATCATCTCTGAGTTTTTCGAGTGATACGCTTTGCAAATCTGCAACCGTACCTACCTTCGCAACCGCATCCGTATAGTCACTTGCAAGCTTCACAGATGCCCCGAGAGCGGCAGCGGATGTGGCAGATGCAACACTTACTTTCTTCCCGACAGTTTCAATCTTGCCGCCAAACTCCTGCACATCTTCCCCTGCCGCCGCAATCTGCTGTGCAGAAACGCTACCGAAATTTTTCATTTCCTTTGTCAGATTTTTCAGACTGTTTTTCGTTGTGGAAATCTCCCGCACCAGACGGCGATATTCCTCCTGATTGACCTCGGTACCGCTTGCCATGTCCTTATCGGCTTTTTCCTTCGCCGCCTTCAGGGCCTCCAGCTTGCTTTTTGTTTCCGATACGGATTTTGTTAAAAGCTCCTGTTTCTGCCGCAGCAGTTCTGTATTTTTGGGGTCATGCTTCAACGCCTGATTGACATATTTCAGTTCGTTCTGCAAATCCTTCGAGGATTTATTCAGCTCCGCTAAGCCGCTTTTGAATTTCTTGGTATCCGAACCAATCTCAATGGTAATGCCCTTAATGTTCCCCATGCTCTGCCCCCTTTCCGAATTTTTCCCTCAATGCCCCTCTGTCCGGCTCCGTCTGGCTCAGTATCCAACACTGTTCCAGATAGTCCCTGCCGCTTTCCGTCTGCTGTAAATTGAAGATATACGCATCCCTTTGCAGTCCGAAGTAAATATCAATCGGCAGGCGTTCCACTTCAAAAAAATCGAGCCTTGCGTAGTCCATGACGATTTTTTCGGACAGAGAGAAAACCTCGTAATGCGAATCCTCACCTGTGTCGCCGGGGATGGAGGGCAGTCTTAGTTTGGGTCTGTTACAACGTCTTTTACGGAACCCAGATAATCCTTCAGCAGTTCCACCGCATCTGCAAAGTCAAACATATCCTCAATTTTCTGCTGCGAATATCTTCTCTTTTTATTCTGATTGATGATTGCAGTCAGCAGAGAATATACCTCGCCGATGTCGCTCATCTCCTGCGCCGCTGTCAGCCGGTCAAATATCTTTTTGCTCGGCATAGGCAGAACCGCCACAAAGCCATCATGCAGCTTAACCATGTATTTTTTCTTTTTTCTCGTTGTAAAATCTAACATTCCTTTTCCACCTCACAAAAATGAGGGGCTGTTGTGCCCCTCTCCTCACGCAATGCTCGTGTCCGCTTCCTTGAACAAAATCAGTGTGCCTTCATTATCCTGTGGCTGTGCCTTAAATTCCGCATTGATGACAGTTTCCTTGTCCTTCGCAAAGGACAGCTCAAATCCTGCTTCGTTGCTGCCGACGATGGTCACACGAATGTCACCGTCCGTCTTATCCTCATGCACGAAATGCAGAACGTATTTCTTGCCGTCGTTGTTGCTCAGACCGCCGATTTTTACAGTTCTGGTCTTTTTGGCTGTATCCTCTGTCACTCTGGCTGTGGGTGTCAGCTTTTTCAGCGTTTCGCCGTTCCATGTCATTACGCCGCTTTTCAGAATCGCTTCTTCATCCGTAATGATTTTCTTGGAAACGAAATTCAAATCATCCTTCGCTTCGTAGAAGGTCGGCTTATAGGACAGTGTCGCACCGCCCTGAATATAGCCCAACAGCTTAGCCTCCACCTCAATGGCTGCATCCTCAGGCAGCTCCCCTGTAAATTCATCCACATACAGCTTACCGCTGCCAAGTACAATTCTTTCCATTAGTTTTCCACCTTTCTTGTAATGTCAAATGCAAATGTTACCAGATACATTTTTTCCTTCTCGATGTAGATTTCCGTTGCATCGTAACGAATCCCAACAGAATCCAACGCCTTCTCAATTTTTTCCTGATTGGCAAAATCCTTCCTCGCCGAATAAAGCTCCACAATGTAGCTATCTTTTCGCAGGAAGTTTCTGCCATCCGAACCCCAAGCGGCTTCTCCGTCCTTCAGATAGACGATGTAGGGCAGCGCGGGGCCTTGGTCTGCCTCATAAAAATAGACCTCAAGCCCTGTACTGCGCAGCAGCTTATATAACTCACTTTGCCGCATCCTCTATCGCCTCCCTTACCTTTTTTTCATATTCCCGAATGACCTGTTCTTCTACCGGTTTAATGTGCGGGATTGCCTTTGTTCGCTTTCCATTTGCCATAACGTGACCGTGTTCCAACAGATGTGCTACACGGTAGTGTTTTTTGTTATGGATGATGTATTTTGCATTTTCGCCGAAAGCGCCTTCTTCTCTTGTCACGCCCCAGCTTTTAGCGTATTTGCCTGTTCTTTTGGGGCTGGTCTGCCGCAGTTGTTTTGCGCCCTTGTCCGCAACCGCCTTGCCGCTGGTATCCACGTTTTTCACGATTGCTGTTTCGTATTCCGTCAGCATTTTTGCGATTTCGTCTGCCATCTGTTCCACGCTAACGCTCATTGCAATCCGCTCCTTGCCTCGCAATATAATTCTGTGTGGTGGAAATCGTTTCGGAAACGATACACGCTGTACAATCTGCCCCTAAACCGCAGGACTTCTTCTTGTTCATATTCGCCGTATGGGATCCGCAGGCACAGGGCAGGGCGCAGCCCCGTTTCTCTGCACTTGAAAAATTCACTTTGGTTGATTGGCAATTCCTCCGCAAACACTTCGCGCTCCTCGTAAAACGTCTGCTTCATGCCGATTTCATCCCGTATTGTTTTTTCTACCAACAGCGTCACAACATCGTTATACATTGTACTCACCACACAAACTCAAACCATTTCTCATGCCCTTGTAAGCCTTTTCATAACGCTCGCCTTCGCCCATGAAATCATATTGCCATTTGAGGTACAGCTCAAACACCTTTTGAATTGCGGAATCCTCCTCGTTAATGACAGTAATGCCGACACGCATCATGTCTTTTTTGCAGGCATCCACGTTGTACTGAATTTCCTCGTTCAGCTTATCATGTGAAATACGCAGCGCCGTTTTCAGTCTCGCTAAATCTGCCATTCCTTACGCCTCGCTTTCCACAATCTCCACAGTAAATTCCACATCTCCTGCGGATGTTGTCACCGTAAAGGTTTCCACGCCGACAGGGAATTTTTCAAGATAAGCCTTTTTCAGCACAACCGCAGTGCCGCCGGAAACAGACCAGTTCGCCTCGCCTTCCTTCGGCACATCTGCGCCGTGATGCAGCAGGGCTGTAATGGTCTGACCGCTTTCGGCAGCCGTTACGGTAAGATCAGCATGGTTTGCGCTGTCTGTGCGCTTATCAAACGTGCCGCCGCTTACTGCGTTACTTTTTTTTTAAGAATCAGCACGCCGTTGGGGTCTGCCAACTTCCCGTCACAAACCAGAGTGACCTTCACCTTTTCCTGATTGTTGTCATTATCTCTCCAGCGGTCGGTGCGCATCTGCATATTTGTATTGATGATGTAATCATTCAGATTCACAAACACACCGAACACCCCGCCGTCGGATGCCGCTGCAAAGCTTTCCAGTACATCCTCCTCTGTGGTGATAACCTCCTTGCCGCCGAATCTGTAGGTTTCACCCTCGGCAATGCCATAGTTTACTCTTGCAATAGGCTGACCTGTGGAATCCACCATACCGTCAATCTGTGCATCAAAGGTACCCTGTGCAAATACGAACACGCCGTTTCTATAGGCTTTTTTCATCTTGGCGAATACCTTTTCCTTCCACGCCTTCCAGCTTGCCACATCCTCCGCCGTCATTTCAATGACATTACCTGCGGGCACTCTGCTATCCTTCGTAATACCAAGCATCTGACCGCTGCCTGTGCCGGCGATAATGCCCTTATCCAGTGCGGCAATGATAGCCTCTACCGCCAGAGGAACAAACATTTCGGTAAATTCTGCGAAATCAACCACATTTGCAATCAGGCTCTGTGCGATTTTGCATTCCAGACCGTAATAGCTGAAGGATACCTTTGTATTGGCGGTTACCTTCTGGTCTGTGGATGCAGAGCCGTCCGCAACCCAGCTTGCCGTAGGACACAGGGACAGGATAGGGATTTCCACGCCGCCCTGTACGTTTGTTTTTCTTACTCTCGCATACAGCTCGCCATGCGCTTTCAGCTCTCTGATAAATTCCTTCATCACGGTTGTGGGAATCACCGCTGTGGTCTCTGTTACCGTAGTTACAGCATTCTGCAGCTTGCCTACAATGGCATCCTTGTACTTGATGGGCAAAGCCTCACCGCGGCACACCAGATTCATAAAGGCATTTTTATATTCATCTGTATCGAATACATCCTTTCCCGCTGCGTTGCCTGCGGAACCGACCACGCCGTCCGGATGCGCTGTCCCTCTGCCCTGCATGGCGGCAAGGTTTGCCTGCGCCGTCGCAAAGGCTTCATACGCGTTATCCAGCTTCTCCACCTCTTCCATTCTTGCATTTGCACCCTCTACATCGCCGTTCTGCAGCAATTCCTCCGCCGCATTGTAAAGTGCTTCTCTCTGTGCTTTGTAATCCTCGTAATTCTTAAACTTCATCCTTCATTTCCCCTTTCAATCTGAGTAATTTTAATTTTGCAGTTACAGTTTTAACTTCTGCGTTTTCCTCTCCCCTTGCAGGAAGAAGATCCTTCAGCTTATGAATGGTCTGCGCAGGCAATACACCGATGCCGTTTGTCAGCGTCGGCGCAGATGCAAACATAACCTCATCCACAAAGCCATATTCCACCGCCTTCTGCGCATCCATCCACGTTTCCGCATCCATGATGCCAAGCAGCTCCTCCATGCTTTTGCCTGTCTTTTCCAGATATGCCGCCGCGACTGCTTTATTTGCTGTCTGCAAAATCTCCGCCTCCTGCTGCATATCGTGAAAATCCCCTGCGGCAGAGCCGGAAACATTATGCACCATAAACAACGCTGTCGGGCTGATTCTGGAATGTCCTGCCTGCGCTATCACAGAGGCGGCACTCGCAGCCAGACCCACAATATTGATTTCTACCGTGCCCGCGTATGCTTTCAAGGCGGTATAGATTTCACTGCCGGCAAACACATCCCCGCCGCCGGAGTTAATTTCCACAAGGAGCGGCTCCCCATTTGCCTCGCTGATGGCAGCATTGACATCCTTCGGACAGGTTGCATCCATGCCGAACCACTCATAAATCCACTTGTCCGCATTTCCGACAATCGTCCCCTTCACCTCGATTTTCCTCATTCTTCCTCACCTCCTTCCATAAAGCCTGTATCCTTGCGCCGCAGCAGCCTGTCTCCGCCGTCCACAGGTGCCATATTCAGCACCGCACGCACCTCGTTCGGTGTCATAATGCCCCTGTCAACATACTGCACCAGCTCCAGCTTTGTTCTCATGCTTGCAAAGGTCAGATTAGAGCACTCGAAAACAATCTTATTCCCGAAGGCACGCTCCCTTCTGGTAAACAAACGGCTGCTGTAGGTTGCACTCATCTGCGTAATCATCGGCTCAATGGCATTTTCGTAATACGCAATCCATTCATCCTCTGTATAAAGAGAGCTGACGATTTTCTCGTTCGTATTGAAAAAATCATAGATCCGTTTAATGATGCGGTCGGTCTGTGCGGCATTTGGCACATAGTCCTTCGGTTCAATCCGCTGCACATCCGCCTTACTGTCCACGCCCGCTGCGCCGAAGGTTTCACTCTCCACAGAAAGATAGGTATCCGCAAATTCCTGCACGTTTTTCCGTACATCATCCGGGCGCATGGCATTGGTGAACCGCAGCAGCCAGCGAATCACACCACTGTTCTTGATAGCCTTCACAAAGCCCTGATCCATAATGCTGACACACTCCATCAGCTGAGAAAGTGCCTCCATCGGACTTTCCCCGAAAATATCATCCTCGTTGAAATCATCACGCAGATGAATGATATCACTGTATGGGAAGGTGCTTTCCCTCCCGTTCAGAAATACGAACCGTAAAAACAATTCGTTGTCCTTGTAAAAAGCCTCCACCCCCGAACAGGGAATGGGATACAATTCTATCGGCTTTTCAAATTCATCCCGTACAATCAGAATAAAGGCGTTGTGGTTCAGTGCCAGCTGATTTGCCACCTTCTCCTGCAGCATCTGCCCGCTCATCAGCGGATTAGGCTCCTCCAGCAGAAAACGGATATAGGCATCCGGATTGACCTCTACCCGCTCCCCCTCCTGCGTTCTCGTAGTACGGATATGCTTTGCAACCGCCTTACCGATGGCTTTTGTTTTCGGGCGGATACAGGCACGCACCACATCGGAATGGTATAGCCTGCCGTTCCACGCATAAAAGCCGTTCCCCCTCTCCTGCACCATCTTGAAAGTTTGCTTGCTCATTTTTTGCACAATTCTGTTCCATAAACCCATTTTCTCACCTCCTTAAATCAGACTTTCAAATTCATCTCTTTTATTGCAATACACCACATAGGCATCCAGAAGTGCCGCTGTGCCGTCAATGCGTCTTGTGCGCTCATCGCTCTTGACAGGCTGCACGTTGCCGTTGACATCCTTCTTTTCCTCGGTGTTAATCAGACACCATTTATCAATCGGATTGTTGTTGTAGACGATTTTCTTTTCCTGAAATTCCGCCTTTAAATCCTTCATCGGCTGGGATAATGTCAGAACCCCCTGCCGAACTTTAACCATGACGTTTCGCCCGAACTCCTGCTCAAATGCCGCCAGCAGCTCATCCGAGATATGCCAAGGGTCATAGCCGATATAAAGCGGATAAATATCTTCTCTGTCCCTTAATTCGCAGAACCAATCCAGAATTACCCGCTTATTCACGCGCCGACCTTCGCAGGTACGCATCAAGCCCTGCGACACCCATAAGCTGTACGGCACGCCGTCCCGTTCCCTTCGGTCTCCTCGTTCCTCCTGTTGGTCCAAAACCGCCTGCGGAATCCAGTACATCTGCTTAATGTAAAGCTTATCATCCCCACGCCGTTTGCAGATTGCCTTTGCGGCGTTTAGGTCAATGCTGTCCGCAGCATCAAAGCCGCCAATGCAATAGCGAAATGCGCCGCCCTCCGGCAACAGCTCCTCATTGTTTAAGTCCTCAAACGTCAGCCATGCAGACTGTGCCGTCTGTGGAATATTGAAATCCTTTACCAGAACCGTTGGCTTGAAGGATGGGTCATTCTTCGCCTTCTGCACCATTTCCTCCAGATATTCCTTTTTCTTGATGGTGCCAAGACCGGGGTTTGCCTTTATCCACATCTCCGGTTTGTCCCATTCGGAAGCATCGTCCAACTCATAGATAAACGGCAGAAAGCGCGGTGCTTTTATTTTCCCGTCCAGCACCTTTTTTGCGTATTCATACTGCGCATCAAAAATGCCGCTGCGGACAAAGCCGTTTGTGGTAATACAAAAAAGCAATGGTTGTTCTCTCGCACCCATTGCCTGTTTAATCAAATCATAGATATCTCTGTTTTTAATTGCCGCCAGTTCATCAATGATGGCTCCATGCACGTTCAAGCCGTCCAGACTGTTTGTGTTGCTTGCCAGTGCCTTAATAAACCCAAGATTGGAAGGCGCATATAAATCCGCAGCACGTTTGCGGATATGCTTTCGCAGGGTCGGGCTTTGTCTCACCATCTTGTAGCACGCATTGAACCCCAGCTTCGCTTGGTCAAGCATCGTTGCGACGTTATAAATTTCCGGCGCACCCTCTCCGTCATTCAGCAGTAAATCCGTTTCCACGGCGGCACACTCGGTTGTTTTCCCATTTTTTCTGCCTTCCACAATCATCACTTCGTTGTACTGCCTGAGGTTATTATCATCCACAAAGCCGAAGATTGCCTGTAGCCTCGCCTTCTGGAATAGTTCAAGCTGTAACGGCTGCCCCAGTTTGCCTGTCGGCTGCTTGCAGAAACGCTCAATAAATGCAATATGCCACTTTGCAACCTCATAATCGAAATGAAATTCCCCGGGGCTTGCAAACTGATTCAAAAGCATTTCACTGACCCGCTTCATTTTGTCGCAGGCAAGAATCGTGCCGTCATAAAGCGTCGAAAAATATTGTTCAAATTCCGTCATTTGCTACCACGCTCCCGCTGGAACAAAACAAGTTCATCCGCCGCCGCTTCATCCGTTTCGGGCATCAGATCCAGAAGCTGCTTGATTACACTGGAATAATTTTTAATCGTCGCAGTGTAGATTTCAACCTCGGGGGCTTTTTTCGTCCCCCACTGATTTTCGCCGTTCTGGTACTCCGAAATATATCCCTTCTCCTCAATGTCCGTTTGTAGATGCTCCAACTGCTCCGCCATAAAGGCAGCATTGTCTATCAGCTTTTCCACAATTTTCTTTTTATTTTCCGGAATTTCCTTGAAGATGCGCTTCAATTTCCGCATTTCCGCCGCTTTGATTTTTCCTTTCTCCATTTTCTCACTTCCTCTCTTTTCCGCCCTTATACTACACCCCCCACGCACACGCACGCCCGTTGAAATGGAAGTCCACTCCTCGGTCTCCACGGGAGAGACTTAAAAATAAAAATAGGGGGGGTTATCCAAATTTTCTTTTGTCTATCGGCTGTCCCTCTGCATCGAATCCACAGCAGCTTCCCTTCCGTTGGATGAGGTGTCCTTCCTCCTCATCATGGCAAGGCTTGCAGACGTATTGCAGGTTGTCAAAGGACAGCGTGATGTTTGGGTCTGTGATGTTCGTCGGTGTCAGCAGCTCCTTGTGATGAACAATGTAGCCAACTCTTTCGCCGCATATCTCGCACATACCGCCATCTACCATGATGCGACTGTCTATGTATGCTCGCCTGCACTTCTTCCACGCCGCCGAGTTGTAGAAGCCTTTTGCAAATTCCTTCATTGTCTTTCTCCTTTACCGCAAATAAAAAATCCCGATAAGCATTGTAGCTATCAGGATTTCTTTTGATTTCTTTTCATATTTCTATTGACATTTACTCTTTTTCGTGTTATTATATAAACAGAAAGGAGGTAGTGCAAAATGAAAAAAGACAAAGACTTTAAGCTAAAAATTG